GCCGGTTCTTTGCTAGACGTAGCTAGCACATTAGCTGCTGCGAACGCAGCTTCCAGATCAGTGCCGTAGTCCACATACAGACCACAACGTAGTTGCTTGGCCAGTTCTTTCAGTTTGCTCAGTTGTTCCATGATTACTCTCCTAGTCGTTTCGGGTTAAGTTGCTTCAGGTGTTGCAGATCGGTTATCAGGATGTAGTTGCTCTTGTTCATCGGTGCAATGCACCAGCCCATGCGTGCTTGCTTGGCATCCTGCTCACCACAGGATAGGCAGGTGGTGTAGCCTATACCGGCTCTACCTGCACTGATTGGTTCACCGCATTTGCGACATAACATTGTTATCCCCTATCCAGTTCAGCTTGTTTTTGAACGTCGTGGTCGTAGTCACCACGGGCTTCTTCAGCAGTACCAAAGGACACATCCCACCATTCGCAGGTGTCGGTGCTGTGCTCCTCCTCGTACTGCTCACGCATTACTTCGTACTCAAACTGATCTTGTGCCATATCACCACCCCGTAGCTAGACGGATGCCAAAGAACAAAATGCAAAACCAAAAGAACAACTCACCGGCTCGTATCATTTCAGCACCTTGTTAAGAATCTCGATTAACAGCGTGGACACAGCCAAGATGCCCATGAATAGGAAGAACAGCTTGCCGCCACCAAGTTTATTTAGCACGCTTCTTCTCCTCTGCTTTGCTACGGGCAACGGCTAACATTGTTAGCATCTCGTTGAGATATACCGACGCTTCCTGCGGGGTCAGGTAGGTATCACCCCAGAGACTGGGTTGATAGGATGCACGTTGTGCATAGTGTGTTAGGTCTAAGCGGCGCATGGTTAGTCTCTCCATCCAGTGAATACAGCGAGGTAGTGCTGGGTCAGCCGGTCAATCGGCATTTTCTTAAGCAGGGCGGCATAGCCGCTGTTGTCGTAGTCGAGGTGCTCAACTTCGAACTCATTGCACAGGGATAGGTATGCATCCATATCTTCCTGCACACACTCGGCAATCATGGTCTCGCGGTTTTTGTCAGTAGATAACATTGTTATGTCCTCCGAATAAAGACGAAAAAAGATGAAGTAAAACTCCGAATTCCCACTATACTTATAGTATAACACAAAATAGTGTCTAAATCCAGTATTTTGTACACGGCTGTTCTCAGAATTGGCAGCTGGTATTGTTAGCGAGAAATGTTAGAGAAATGGGGGTAATGTTAGGAAAAAGGGGGTTTTGTTAGAGGTAGTTCTAACAATATAAAAACCCTAACAAAGCTTATGTGGTGCGGGATGTAGTAGTAGTAGTTAGTATATTGTTATAATGTTAGAGAAAAAAAATAATTGAGAGGAAAGTAAACTTGCTATCTTCTTGCACTGCGCGAGAGCCTCTTTCTGCCACTGCCAAAATTTTCCCGCGCTCTCAATTTTTTCAAAATCCTAACAATACCCAAAAAAATGACGTTTTTTCCTTTATAATCAAGCACTTAATAATGTTAGTGTCAAAGTTTGGGTTTCTAACAAAGCTTATAAATCAATGACTTACGAGACCCCACTTTCTAACAATACCAACGTAGTTTTATAACAAAATTCAGCCGTACTATAACAATGTTATGTCTTGACAAACTCGGTTTCATGTACTATGCTGCTAGCAGCATAGTAGTTTTGCAGTAGGGAATTCCCGCCCTCCCTCACTTCCCCATCGAGCCACTCGCGTCCTAGAGAACTGTCATTTTTGGGCAGGGCATAACATTGTTATTTCGTGGACGAAAAAAAGCCCCGCCGAAGCGGGGCTGGTATTACTTGGTTAGTGCTTACTTGGAGTCTAGCATCGAGAGGTTTACCTTGAGCTTGGTGAGTGCACTGGCTATGTCTACTAGAGCAGCACGACACTCGTTATCAAGATCATCCTGTCGGTGGCCAAACTTATACAGGGCAGACAGCTCTTCTACAAAGCGTAGCTTCGGGCTGCGATTGTGGCTTGCGCCGCTTTCTCCCTGCTCTGCTACCTGTACCGCCGGTTTCGGGTGGCGATCATCACGGGCAGCTGCTCGTACACGCAGCCAGCTTTGCGATGGGTTCTTGTGCTGCATTGCCTTGAGACGCTCGACAAACAGTTTCTTTTCAGCCCGAACCAGCTTGCCTTGGTCGCTCGTATCAGTACCGGACAGATCGAACCAGTCGTAATCAAACTTGGCATTGATGGCTTTGCCCAGTCGGATGTTCAGGCCATAGCCGGTCGTCTCGTGCTTGCCCAAGGCCTCTGTCGCTGCGAAGATCTCTTGGTCGATGGCGTTTACTGGTGCTGCGATAACAGTAGTATTTTGCATGATTACTTTCCTAGTAAGCTGGGCAAGTCGCCCAGTGACTTAAAGGTATCACAAAATACTCGAAGTTTCAGAATTAAAAATACCTGCGCGATAACAATGTTATCGAAGTTTTTATTGCGTGCAGGTCGAGCCGGTATTGAAGCCACTCACGTCCTAGAGAACTGTCATTTTTGGTCAGCACCTAACAATGTTATCAGCTGACCACAAAAGTTTCAGACGAAAAAAAACCCCGCTTTCGCGGGGTCAGTTGGCTGCTGCTTCAAGGGCTTGCTTAATCATGGCCTGAACTTCTGGCCGTTGGTTGTTCTGCTCGAGGCGCTTCAGGGCTTTTGTTAGCTGCTCTGTTGCGTACTCAAGCGGAGTGATGGGTTTGTAATCTTTCGGGTATCGCATTTACTTCTCCTAAAGACAGGGGGCTTTCGCCCCCTGTTGGTTACTTAGCGTTAAGCATCGAGATACTTACACCTAACTCCTTAAGAGCTTCGGCTATCTTTACGTTAGCTTTCTTAACCTTGTCCTCCAGATTGTCCTGCTTCTGGTTGAACTTGAACAACGCCGAGAGTTCCTCGATGTTGCGGGTCAGTGGGCTTCGGTTATGCTTCGCACCGGATTCACCTTGCTCTGCTTCGGTTACTGGTGCACCTGAAGCCGCATCAACTTTCGTTGGCTTCGGGTAACGCTCCTCTTTTGCCGTGGCTCGGATGCGAGCCCATATCGAGGCAGGGTTGCTATGCTTCACTGCCTTGAGTTCCTCAAAGAAAGCTAGCTTCTCCTTACGGACTAGCTTGCCCTCGTCAGAGGTATCGGTGCCGCTCAGGTCAAACCAGTCAAACTTGAAGACCTGATTCAGAACACCGGCATATGCCACGTTAGCGCCATATGCACCACGCTGAGCTTCAGCCGCATTGTGGCGGGCTGTAGCCAACTGAACTTCCAACGATTCCACGGCGGGAACAACGATTACGTTTTCCATACTAGTAACTCCTTAGATTGTTAAAGATCGAACTACTACTGAATCACAACTGACCCAGTGATTTAAATGTATCACAGAATACTTAGAGTTTCAGAATTAAAAAGGGGCATCCCATAACAATGTTATCCGGTGAGCCCTATACCCTACCCCGACCCCCCAGAATGGATTCGATGGTACCGAACTCCCCCTTACTCTATAATTTGCACGTTATATGAGTCGATTTAACAAAGTGGGGGTACCCCCTACTATTTTGTACACGCAATACCCGCTAGCCCGGCACTCCGTAACCACCCCCTATAAAAAGTTTAGGTACCATGTTGACGGGGGGTATATTTTTGTTACTATGCCTTCACCTGATGCACTTAAACCTACTGGACTCATCACCCTGCTATGGCTGTAGAAATAGAACCGACCAAGGATATACCTCTGCCGTATACCGAAGCGGGCGACAAACTAGATACCTTTAAAGAGAGTTTAGAGGTGACTGCCAACACCGTCACGGCGTTGGAGCAGATCGGTGCGCCCCTCGAAGTCAGTGCAGATGATGCGTTTGCCACAGCAGAGTTGCTGAAGAAGGCAATAAAGAAACAGGATACGAAAGCGCTGAACCAGCCCCTAGTGGCATTCGGTGCGAAAGAGTTCGTCCGTACATATAGCACCCGGTTAGCGGTGGAAGTATCGGACATCCGGACCGCCCTTACTAATAAGCTACTGGAGCTGGCCAACTGCGGAGACCCGCGGTTCGAGCTGAAGGCGCTAGAGCTACTGGGTAAACACAGCGACATCGCCCTCTTTACTGAGCGCAGCGAAGTTACCGTCAACTACAAGAACAGTAACGACCTAGAGTCGGCCATTAAGGACCGCATCCGTCGTCTACTACACTCTTCCGCTGTGGACATTGAACCAATAACACCTACTGCCGACCGACTAGAAGATGTGTTCGGGCCGGAGAAGGACAGAACAACCGAAGGGGAGATCATCGATGGCGACGCACAATGACATTACAGGCGACCGCCTGATAAGTAGGGCTGGTGGGGCGTATCGTAACAATTATGACCAAATTAAAGAAGCGCAGGAAGAAGCAAAAATCTTCAAGATCTACCAGTGCGTCAACTGCCATATCAAGGTGAGCACCAGTAACCAGAAGTGCCCCCTGTGCGGGAACAGCCTTGCTAAGTAAAGAGCTCGACTCCCTGCTGGATAAGGTGTCCCTGAAGGACATCCCGGCGATACTTCCGTTCCTACCGGAGTCGGAGCAGACTAAACTGCTGGAGGACTTAGAGCTGCTGGGCAAGCTCAAGACTAAGGAGCAGGCACAAGATAAGTTCATGGCCTTCGTGAAGCAGGTGTGGCCCAACTTTATTAATGGAGCACACCATGAAAAGATGGCAGCAGCATTTGAACGAGTGGCTAGCGGGGAAGTTAAGCGCCTTATCATCAATATGCCACCTCGACACACTAAGTCAGAGTTTGCGTCTTATCTCCTACCGGCTTGGTTCTTGGGCAAGTTCCCTCAGAAAAAGGTCATCCAGACCTCTCACACCGCTGAACTGGCCGTCGGTTTTGGCCGGAAGGTACGTAACCTCGTTGATTCAGAGGTTTATAAAACGATTTTCCCGGGGGTGGGCCTGCAAGCCGACTCTAAAGCTGCCGGTCGGTGGGCAACAAACTCTGGTGGTGACTATTTTGCTATCGGTATCGGGGGTGCTGTTACCGGTAAAGGTGCCGACATCCTCATCATCGATGACCCGCACTCGGAACAGGAAGCGGCGCTTGCCGAGGTTAACCCGGATATCTACGATAAAACCTACGAATGGTACACATCAGGCCCGAGACAGCGTCTGCAACCGGGTGGATCAATCATAATTGTTATGACCAGATGGTCCAAAAAGGACCTAACTGGTCAAGTGCTCAAAAGTGCAGCCCAAAGAGAGGGTGAGGACTGGGAAGTTATTGAGTTTCCCGCACTTTGGGACGATGATACGCCCCTTTGGCCTGAATTTTGGTCCCAAAAAGAGCTTTTAGCCCTTAGAAATGAGCTTCCAGTAGGTAAATGGATGGCTCAGTACATGCAACAGCCCACTTCTGAGGTCTCCGCCATCGTAAAACGCGAGTGGTGGAAGGTTTGGGAGTCAGAAACACCCCCTTACTGCGACTTTATTATCCAATCTTGGGATACTGCGTTTCTAAAAACGGAGCGTAGTGACTTTTCAGCCTGTACTACTTGGGGTGTTTTCTATCAGGCGGATGATACGGGGCGCGATCAGGCCAATATCATCCTGCTGAACTCCTTCAAGAAACGTATGGAGTTCCCAGAACTAAAAAAGAAAGCGTACGAAGAATATGAAGAATGGCAACCAGATAGTCTGATAATAGAAGCGAAAGCATCGGGGGCACCTCTCGTGTTTGAGCTGCGGGCGATGGGCTTGCCAGTGCAGGAGTTCACTCCTAGCAAGGGTAATGACAAGATTTCCCGCATGAACTCGGTGGCGGACATATTTGCCAGTGGCCGAGTATGGGTTCCTGAAACGCGCTGGGCCGATGAGCTGGTGGAAGAAGTGGCTAGTTTCCCATCGGGCGAGCACGATGACTTAGTCGATAGTATGACACAAGCGCTAATCCGCTTCCGGAAGGGGGGCTTCCTCCGACTTGAGACGGACTACGAGGATGAGCTACCCGTATTCCGCGGTAAGGGCGCCACTAAGAGGTTCTACAATGTCTGATATGTGTTACAAGAAAGTACAGCACGACGCGTACCCCCTACGGAGTCAGCTGTGGGACCTCATCGGGGAGACCGACCCTAAAGCGTGGGTGCCCTACTACAACTTCGAGGCGCTACCTGTCCCGATGCAGCTTATTGATGATCCACTGCTGGTTCGGCTGGAAGAGAAGCGGGAGTTCCAGTGTGGGATGCTCAAGATCCCACCACACACGGTGTATAACTGGCACATGGACACAGATCGTAATTGTGGCTTAAACATGCTAGTGTATGACGATGGTCAAAGTAAGTGTATATTTGCGCCAGAAGGTTTGAAAATCGTGATGCCC